CCGTTTTTTTGTTTATAGTATGTTTTAAACTTGTAAGGTTTTTTTCCATTCCTACCAGTTCCTTTTAGTTCTAAAGTTAAATTTTCATCCAACATTTGTTCAGTACTAAGTGTTCTATATTTGTTTTCCCTAGTTTTAGAATTTTCACCAGAATTACATGAAGATACAGTCCATAAATGTGAGCCATCTGTTGTAATAGAATAACCATCATTAAATGTTATCTTATATATATCTTTTAATCCTTGTGGGTAAATACCAATAATATTACATGGTTTACCATTTGAACCAATTATTCTATCACCAATCTTTAAATCACCAAATTTCTTTTTCCCAGTAGGTGTTATAGCTAAAGTACTGGTAATCAAGCCTTTTCCCATCCCCATTCCGTCTCCTAATATACATCCATTACGTGAAAGAAGGAATTTAACACCTTCTTCTTGGTGTTGGTAAAGCTTTTTACCTTGTTTGGATAATATGTCGTTATATGGGCTAAAATCAACATCTACGTTGATTGATTCGAAGTATGGGTCATCGGTTACTTGTGTTTTGGGTAGCCAATACATTTTAGATGATTGTTGGTTTCTATTTAGTTTTCCGTATACATGGAATGTCTTTTCAGTTTCAGCTAATATAAATTCGATAAGAATTCTTTGAGGGACAAATGATAAAGCATCTTGTTTTTGTAATTCTAACCCTAGGTATTCTGTGATATTTATAACACGATTAATCATTTGTGGTTCTCTATCGTGGTTTTGAACTATATACTTTGATTGGTTATCTGTAAGTAATATTTTTTTGTTTTTCTTGTATTCGTGTTTGAGCTTAAGTATATATGGGTTGATACCTTCATAGTTTTCTAACAATGAAAGTGCACTATGGCCTCGTAAGTCATCTAAGTTAATCAAAATGTTGTAATTTTTATTAAATATACTAATTATTTTTAATAAAATCAATAGTTTATTGTTTATTAATAAATTTATAAATATTTATCTATAAAAGCCATGAAAAATAATAAAATTATACCTATCACGAGAATAAACAAAATAACACCAATATCTTAAATAAACAGAAAACTTGTTATATTTATAATAAAATAATTAATATGGTAATATATAAAACAACAAATTTGGTAAATGGTAAAATCTACATTGGTCAAGATTCTAAAAATAATCCTAATTATTTTGGTTCTGGTGATTTAATTAAAATAGCAATAAATAAATATGGTTTAATAAACTTTAAAAAAGAAATTTTGTGTTTATGTGAAACACAAACAGAATTAAATGAAATGGAACAAAAATTTATTTTAGAATATAAATCTACCGATAAATCAATCGGTTATAATATTTGTGTCGGTGGAACCAATGGAACAATGTTAAACCGTAAACATTCTGAAGAAACAAAACAGCAAATGAGTGAGGTTAGAATTGGTATAATATTCACTGATGAACATAAAAAAAACCTTAGTAAAGCACATAAAGGTAAAAGTATTAGTGATGAAACTAAAGAAAAAATGAGTAAATCTCAAAAACTTGTTGTAAGAAAACCTATGTCTGATGAAACTAAAGAAAAAATTAGAAATAGTAAAAAAGGTGTTAAATTAAGTGAAGAAACGAAGAAAAAAATGAGTGAATCACACATGGGTGAAAAAAATCATTTTTATGGTAAAACACATTCTAAAGAAACAATAATAAAAATTTCGGAAGCTAAAAAAGGTGTTCCGTCAAAAAAGAAAGGAGTTAAATATGTCTAAATCTATTGTACCAATAACTCGTGTCAACAAGTTTTTTTCAGAGGATGATTACAATTTAGAAATATCTATGGGTCGCGAATCTGTTGAGGGTGATGGTAATTTCGTTGTTATTCTTTATACTGTTGATAGAGAGATGACTGAAAGCGATATGTTATACGGTGAGGCATCGAAAGATGGAATTAGATTTTTCCCACCTATTGAATTAAAGGTTGTTCCTTTGATTGAAGAGGCTGAGAATAAAGCGTATAATAACAATGGTGGTTTGAGATATATTCAAGATGGTCATTTAACCTTTGGTATTTATGATGCTCAATTAAAAGAACTTAACGCTAGTTTATCGTATGGTGATTATATTGGTTATCCAATAAATGAGACTGAGATAAGATATTTTAGTGTAGTAAATGATGGGGTTAAGAATTTTGATAATAAACATACTATAATGGGGTATAAAGCTGCGTTTAGAACTGTTAAGTGTTCACCAGTGGATAGTTCAGAATTCAGAGGCTTGTAATAATATTAAAACAAATTAAATAATATAAAACATGGGGATGCCTAAAGGTTGGAGAAGCGACATAAACATCAATAGACAAAGAGTCGGACCAGAAAGAAGAGAAGATATTGTAGATGGAATTGCCGATAAAGGTACTTTTTTACCTAAAGGGGTATTGGAGGAGGATATGGACCAATCTGTTGTTGAGTTTGCTGGGTCTGATAAGGGTTTTGGTTTTAGTATTAATGGTGATAAGGTTCCAGTAATTTTCTTAACAATACAAAGATGGACAGAATTTAGTAAAACATGGCAATTCTCTGATAAATATAAAAACATTGAATTACCATTTATTACAATCATAAGAAAACCAGATATTCAACAAGGTCAAAACCAAGCTGGATTATGGAATATCCCAGGTAATCGTACATATACCTACATGAAAGTTCCAACATGGGATGGTATCAGACAAGGTATTGATTTATATAAAGTTCCTCAACCGACACCAGTTGATATGACTTATGAAATAAGATTGTTTACAAATAGAATGAAAGATTTGAACAAATTCAATAGAATCATTCAAAGAGCGTTTCAATCAAGACAATGTTATATCAATGTTAATGGTCACCCAATGCCTTTGCATTTAGAAGCTATAGGTGATGAGAGTAATGTTGATGATTTTGAAAACAGAAGATTTTATGTTCAGTTATTTGAAGTAAAATTATTGGGTTATATTTTAGATGAAGAAGATTTTGAAGTTGTTCCAACAATTAATAGAATGATGGTTACAACTGAAATTGAGGAATCGGTTATTAACCTTGGTGATATAATATTGACACCAAAAATAAATGTAAATGATGTTAATTTCACTTTTGATTTTAAACCTAAGAGTGAAACACAATTTTCGTTTACAAATCAATATAAGGTAATGTTTACGCAATTAACTAATATTAGTGGTATTAGTAGGATAGTTATTTTAGTGAATAATATAGGAGTTTTTGATGGGTCGGTTATGACATCACCTTTGACATTTAATGCAAATGATGTGGTAACAATTAAAATAACAAAAAACTTTAATGATGAAGGGGTTTTTACTTTATTAGGAAATACAATTTAATATGAGCTGTTCAAATAATTCTTCAAGTATAAATCAAATGTTCATTATTGAACCAATGCTAATAACTGGGGATACACCAGTTATTTCTGCATGTACTGCCGTTTATACTGATACTATAATATCTTGTAGTGGTGATGCTGAAATCATATTAGGTACTGGACAGACAATTTTCAATACTAGTATAATACCTTTACTTGATGCCGTTATCGATTTAGGAGTTCCTTTACAACGATTTAGAGATATAAACACAGTAAGTGGTACTTCCAGTGTTTGGACATCCACAATAAGTGTAACCACACCTTTATTGGATTTAGGGTTTGATTCATTAAGTAATTTAAGACAAATAACGGCTGATAATTCAATAATTCAAGACGATTTTTTGCATGGTGGTATATACTGACATATTTCGTGGGGTTTATTAATAAAACTAACATATTTATATAAAAACAAAAATTAAGACATGGCAACTAGACAAACTACACATATTTTAAAGAATAGTAATATCGTCAATAGACCTTTACCTTCTTCATTATTACAAGGTGAACCTATTGTAAACACAGCTGATGGTATTGTATACTTTTCTGGTGTTACATCATCAACTAACAATTGGACACCAGCTGGTACTGGTACAACAGCTAACTTCTTTGAAGCTGGTTCTAACTTATATGATTTAAAGCTTAGAAATCAAATTACTGCGTATAGTGGTATTACAAATTTAAGTGGTAAGTTCTTATCTGGTACAACTTCTGGATTCGTATTAGCTGATGTATCATCAATTGCTGGTATTGATACTTATGTAACTGGTTTTACATATAGTAACAACTTATTTACAATTAAACAAAACAATGGTCAATCTGATTTAACAGCATCGATTAATACGATGACTGGTTTGACTATTAGTGGTACATTCTCAGCAACAACTCTTCAAGGTAATGGTGCTGCTATTACTGGGTTACCATATGTAACTGGCGGTACAATGGTTTATGTTGGTTCTACTGGCACAACTACTTTCACAAATAGTACTGGTGGTACATTTAATGTTACTGGATTCAAAGATGTATTTACAACTGGTGGTACATATGCAGCTGGTACAACTACATTTACCAACAATGATGGTACTACTTACCAAGTAACTGGTTTAAGTTCAACAGATACATATGTAACTGGTTTAACTTATAATCCAACTAGTAACTTGATTACTTTAGCACAAAACCAAGGACAAGTAGATAAAACAATAAACATTACATCAATGTCTGGTATAACACTATCTAACTTGACA